GAGACCAAGCCTCCGTACCCGGCTCAATGCGAATGATATCAGACATCGTGTGTCTCCCTCTCTAGCCACCCCAAAGTGACCGTGCTTGTCGCCGGTAACGTCATGTAGACCGGCGTGTCATCGAAACGAACCTCGACGTACATCCCCGAAGGGCTCAACTCCATCGACAAAATCGGCGGGCTCGTCGGCTCACCCGGCGTGTGCTCGACAATCTCATCCTCCCAATGACCCCAACCGAACTCGATCTCATGATTCGGGTCACCGGAAGCGGCCTTCGCCAGCTGATACTGCCTCCGCTGGCGAGGACCATCCGCGAACATCGCGGCCGCGTCGTACGCTGAGACGCTGCGCGTCAAGAAAACGAACTGAATGTGCGTAGTCATTCGTCGACCTGCTCCACATCGAAAACCACAACCGCGACATCCGGAGCGACCAACAGTTCATGCATCTCACTCTCACCCCAGAACGTCACCTCCACCGCGATCAAAACCGGGTCCTCCGGGTGTCGCATCCGGACCCCCTCGACCACAACACCCGGAGCCCCATCAACCCCGCCCATCAACTTCACGCCATTAAACTCGCGGAGGCTGACCCAACCGAACCCATTCGGATTCGGATGACGTCGGCGGCTGTCCCGAATCCAACCCTCCAGCTGAGCCGCCTGGCCAACCTTCCGAACCGTCTTGTACATCCCGCCCATGTCCATGCTCCTCTTGCCTCGTGTCGTGAAGAAAACTTGCGATTTCCTGCGGAGACCCCAACCGGTCGGCTTCAGTAACCTCCATCGAGATCACGGCGGAACCCCTTCGCCGCGTCAATCTGTAGGTCCGTCACCGCCAGCCGCTCCAACAGCTTGACCGTCCCCGGATAGTCGTGCCAAGCCTCCGGAGCCGTCTCACCCAACGCATCCCACAGCAGGTCCGCCAACGTCTTGCGATCCCCCAAGCTCAACGGGAACGCCTCCGGCTCCGCATCGATCAACACCTCCCGGCTGATCCAATGGACCACCCGACGATCCACCGGGTCAGCCGACTGCCACTTCCTCGCCGGACCCTCCACGCTCCGCGCGAAATCCATCCAACCACCACGGTGACGGATCTGGCCCAACCAACCCTCAACACCCGGCTCGATCGCCTTGTCAACCATGTCCCTACCTGCTTTCCCTTGTCCCTAGCGAGTCGGTCGACTCAGCCCCAGTCGGGGTGGCGTTCGTTCGCCTCCCCGGCTCGGACTCAATGACCGAGCTTTTACCGTACGACCGGCGTGACGACGACCCACCACTGGCCGTCATGGTAATCAAGGCCCGAACCGACCGGAGCGCAAGAGTCCTCGCTGGGACAATCCCCGGGCTTCATCCCGAACGTCCGGTCGACCGGGGCCGAACTCTGCGGAGCGAGCCGGACCGGAACCGCCTGGGGGACGGCTAGCGTCGCGGCGGAATGCGCGGCCTGAAAAGCCGGGTGGCCGGTCGACTCGGTCGCCAGACCGACCAAAATGGTCGCCGCGCTGACGAACGCCGTGGCCGAAACCGCCAAGACGGTTTGCGTTGATTGACGCATGCTGTTCTCCTTAATCGGATCAGGAACCCATGGGGGGTCCTACATAACCTATCTTACCAGAGGGGTTTGCCGCGCACAACGGCCCAGCAACCCCGGTGTTAGCGCCCAGCTAACCGGCCGGAAAAGCCGGGCCGGTTAGCCCCGCCTCCCCGCGTGTAGGAGAATCTCAATCTCTAGTTGAGATCTAGATTTGATGCCGACAACCCCCCGACAAACCCGTCGGACCGCGTTTCGCTTTAATACATGCTCCGTGTTCGAGCGAACACGTGGGGCGGGCGCTCTATTCATTTAGCGGGTGCCTTCTGGAACCCAAGGACCGAACCCCGGGCGGTGGGGTTCGGCCCTTGCCGTCACAGACTGGCGAGTTCGGCCTTCAGCGCTTCGGCTGCAGCTTTGCGGATTCGCGCGGCCTGGGCCTTCTTGGCGTCGGCGGTCCGGCGGTTGTCGGCGAACCGGTTTGCCTTCTCTTGCAGCTTCGGGCCGAGCTTGGCGAGCTCGTCCTGGGCGCCTTCCCGGCCTTCGTACAGGGCCAGGCCGACCTGTCCAGCGTGGCGGGCGTCGTGTCCCGGCTTGTACAGCCGACCCGGGTTGGTCTCGATGCCGCATCCGCAGCCACACGGGACTCCGGCCGGGGCGGGCGCCTTGGGGGTTTCGGCCTGGTCGTTGCCCTGGGCAACCGCCTTGGGGTCGTTGTCCTTGGCAACCACCTTGTTGCCTTTGGCAACGACCTTGGTCTCGGGCAGGGTGGTCCCGTTGCGCTCGGTCAGTGCCTTCGCGTTACGCGCGGTGATGCTGGTCATGGTCCGCTCCTTTTGGTGGTGGTCCCCTTGCTGGGGTATACCCCAGTATATCATGGAAACCCGTTTTCCCGCTATATAGAAAACGCTTTCCATATGGCACATTAGTGTCATACGTATGGGGGTGATAGGATGGCACTGTTGTGCCACACCGTTGCCGTAGGCAACGATATTATTGCCATAGGCAACGATGTAACACCTGTTGCATGCGGTTCGGGAAAATACTTACTATTTCCACGTTTCCTCGTTGGAAAACGTTTTCCCGCAGTCTCGTAAAGGTCGGCCGCCATTGATAATCATCGCGGCCTTTCCCAAAAGCCCGTCCCTTCTGGCGATTCAACGTGAGCTTGTCTCAGAGGCACCTGGCTCTAACTGCTCTAGCTCTTCTATGCTATACTTGTGGCATGGTGAAGATTACGAAGCATTCCGAAACTGCCATGTTCACTCCGGAGCAGCGGGAGGAGTTCAACGCTACTAGGTCTCCCAGTAACCAGTCTGTCGCGGCGAGGTGTCCTGCTGTGGTTCGGCATGGGGAGCGTCAGGGTGACCCCTGCAGCCGGGGGGCGGGGGCTAACACGACACACCCTGGGGTGGGGTATTGCTCCAAGCATGGGGGGAATACTCAGGCTGGGAAGAAGGCAGCCGCCAGGGCGTATGGACGCCAGCTGGTCATCGACCGGAAGGAGCGGTTCGGCGGCGACAAGTCGGCCCCGGAGATCCAGAACATCACGGCGGAGGGTGCTTTGCTGGAGGAGCTCCGGCGTAGCACGGCGATGGTGAGGTGGCTGGAAGACCGGATCGCTGAGTGGGACCTGGACCCAGCGGAAGACGCACCAGAACTCGGGCTCCCCCCCTTATCCGTCGAAACCTCAAAAGGTGCGCCGACCATGACCGACGCAGCGGCCTGGCTCCTGCTATACCGGGAGGAAAGGAAACACGCCGCGATGGTCGCCAAGATGTGCATCGACGCCAACATCTCTCGGAGGTTGGTGAACCTGGCTGAGACGCAGGCTGGTGCCATCTCCGCGATCGTAAGAGTGGTCCTGGAAGCGTTGCAGTTGAGCCCGGACCAGGCCGCGATGGTCCCCAACGTGGTTCCTGCGGCGATCCAACGGGCGAACCAGGCGTATCAGGCGAAGCTCCGCTCCACGGACGGACTGGAACTGGTCAACAAGCTCCCCAGCAACCCGACGCCGTACAACATCACCACGGCGCGATAATGGCGGGCCAGCCGAAGAGTCGAGGGAAGGTCGGCCAAGCCCCGCAGAAAGCATCCAAACCGCCGAACCCGTTGGACGCGGTCGACTGGGACGCCTTGGTTTCCGAAGGGCTCAAGGATTCCCCTTTGGAAGACGTCGGGGTTGGTGGCGTTCCGGGGGTCCGGGGGCGAACATCCCCCCCTACTAAACTAACCCCTGGCTACAGTGGTTATGACATTCCGGATCCGGCTGACATCGCGGCGAAGGACTTCGAGCCGATCCCCGACTATTACAAGAATTTGGCGGCGTGGATCGAATACAAGCTGGGAGAGCGCATATGGACCAAACAGATCGCCATCAGCAACAGCTTGCAAAGCCACCGCTACACAGCGGTTCAGAGTTGCCACGGCGCAGGCAAGAGCTACATCGCCTCCAGAGCGATAGCGAACTGGATCGATGCCCACCCCCCGGGCGATGCCTTCGTGGTAACGACTGCCCCGACCGCAGCGCAGGTAAGCGCTATCCTGTGGAGAGAAGTCCAGAAAGCGCACAAGAAAGGTGAGCTCGCGGGCAACATCATCACCGCCGGGTACCCGCAATGGAAGCTCGACGGCGAACTAGTCGGCTACGGACGTAAACCCGCCGACTACGCCGACTCCGCGTTCCAAGGAATCCACGCACCATTCATCCTCATCGTCATCGACGAAGCTAGCGGCGTCGACGTCAAACTGTTCAACGCCGTTGACGCTCTCGCCACCAACAAGAACGCACGGGTCCTCGTGATCGGCAACCCCGACGACCCCACCTCACATTTCGCGCGGGTCTGCAAACCCGGCTCAGGTTGGAACGTCATCCGCATCGACGGTTTGCGCTCACCCAACATGTCTGCCGCGAACGTCCGGATGTTGATCGAGCAGAAGGAATGCTTGCAATGCGAGCTCACCGGCCGGTCGACAAGCCTACTGGAGGACCTCTTAAGTGAAGAAGAAATCCCCTATTCCGAAGAGCCTGTATCGGAGAGAGTTGCCGATTCTCTCATCTCACCGCTCTGGGTCGAGGAACGCCTGCATCGCTGGGTGGGAGCCCCCAGCGAAGGCAACTCCATTGCGAAGTTGGCCTCGCAAAGCTCGCTCTTCACGGCCAAAGTGCGGGGGCTCTTCCCAGACAGCAACACAGACGGGGTCATTCCGCTTGGCTGGATCGAGGCGGCGATCGTCCGCTGGAACAACTGGAACGACGCAGGTCGTCCGCAAACCGGCGACCCCCGCAGGGTCGTTGGCGCTGATATCGCTCGCTTCGGTGAAGATTCCACCAGCCTCGCTATCCGGCGAGGTTGGGCCGTTGAATCCATCCGAAAGTTCCATTACTCCGACACGATGGAGACCACTGGGCACATCGTAGCTCTCCTCACGAACCCCGCCGACATTGCGGTCGTCGACGTGATCGGGGTCGGCGCGGGAGTCGTCGACAGGATGAGAGAGCTCCAAGTCCCAAACCTTGCTTTTAACGCGTCCGCGAGCGCGAAAAGCGCCACGGGTGTCCCGGTGAAGGACCGGAGCGGGGAGTGGAAGTTCAAGAATCTAAGGGCTGCGGCGTGGTGGAACTTGCGCGAGCTGCTCGACCCCGCCACCGGCTCCGAAATCATGCTCCCCGACGACGAGTTGTTACGCGCTGACCTCGTGGCACCCCGTGTGGCCTATGAGTCCGGTGGCGTGATCAAGATCGAGTCCAAGGACGACATCCGTAAACGTCTAGGGCGGTCCACCGACTCCGGCGACAGTGTCGTCCAGGCGTACTGGACCGACTCTGAGAGCTCCGAATTTTACACGGAAACCGGCCGTGCTGTACCCTGGTGGGAGACGAGCGACTCCCCCGACGATCGTGAAGCACTTCGATGGGTCCCCGCCGACGCTGTAGAGAACTGGCTGAACGATAAGGAAAACCAACTCCGAGAGGATGATCTGTATGGCGGGTTCGGTAGTTCCGCTTCACGAGGGTTCTGACGTCGAGGACATCACATCGTTGCTGGACGACGAGCTCGGGAGCCAGTTCGACCACGAGACGCTGCTGTTCCAGGGCTTCGACGACGGCAACATCTTCAACTACGACCTCGCGCAGGTCAACGAGACCGACGACATGTTGGCCGTGGACGGCAAGGCGGAGACGCTGTTGCAGGCTCTGACCCTCCCGGTCCGCAACGTGCGGTTCACGATCAAGAAGGGGACCAGCGACCTCGCGGTCCACAAGTTCATCGACGACTTCTTCAACGCTCCGGCGAACAACGGCGGCATGTCGACGCCGATGCGGGTCGTGATCGGCCAGATGTTGATGGCGATCGCCTACCGCAAGTCGTTCCACGAGAAGGTCCTGACGATCCGTGAGGTCAACGACAAACTCCGTGTGGTCTACGACAAGGTCGCGTGGCGTCCCCCGACGACTTGCGCGATCGTCCGGGACCAGAAGTTCGGCTCGTTCAAGGGCTACCGGCAGATGCCGATCCGATACGAGGACACCGAAGAGATTTGGATCAAGCCGCAACGCGCGTTCGTCTACATCCACAACCAGCACCGTAACCCACTCGAGGGTAAAAGCGACCTGGACATCGCGCACTGGTGTTACATCACGAAGCAGAAGATCCGTTTCCTGTGGTATCAGTTCCTCGAAGGACAGTCGCTTCCGAAGACGATCGTCCGGTCGAGGACTGAGACCGACGCGAACAAGGCGGCTGCCAAGTTGATCACCCTTAGGCAGGGTGGCGTTGTCGGTCTGACTGACCAGATCACGACCGACGTCCTCGAATCGTCAGGTAAAGGAGCGGACCAATTCCTGTCGGCGCTGAGGTGGCTGGACGCGGAGGCAAGCGGGAGCGTCCTTGCCGGGTTCACGGACTTGGGGGCGGCTGCTGCTTCTGGGACCGGGTCCTTCGCTCTGTCGAAAGATCAGACTTCGTTCTTTCAGATGGGCCGAGACGCGGACGCGAGGGAAGTAGCGGACACGATCACGAACTTCCTGATCGCTGACCTGGTTCGATACAATTTCGGTCCGACCGCCGACTGCCCGGAGTTCGAGTTTGGGCCGATTCAGGAGGACGACGCCACCCAGGCCATTGCTCTCCTCCAGGCGACGGCGCAGTCCCCGAACCAGGTCCTGCCAAAGGCGTTCATGGACGAGTTGATCGAACGGGTCGCGGGGCTCTTGGGGTTGAACACCCAGGTCGTTCGGCAGGGGCTGACCAAGCAGGGGCTGGAAGCGTCGGCCCAGCTACAGGCGGCGAACCCCGGCAACCCGTTCGCGGAGAAGGCTGGGTTCGTCTCGGGTGCGGTCGGTGCCGCGACCAACGCAATTGTCCGGAACCAGCAGCAGCTTGGAGGGCCGAAGCGTGGTTTCGAGTCGCGTCTATCCGGGGCTGGAGCGTAAACCGGGTGGCCCGGATAACTGGGTTGAAAGGGCTGGGGGGCTCCCGGATTACATCGAGCGAATTGCGGAGCATCTCCATTACGAACGCGGCTACTCGATCTCTCGTGCTATTGCAACTGCCGTCAACACCGTCAAGCGTTGGGCCAGAGGCGGAACGGTTACTAAGAACGGCACGACGAAGCACATCACGGCAAAGACGCAGGCTTTGGCTGCTGCGGCTGTCTCGGAGTGGGAAGCGAAGCGGGGAGCGGCTCACATGAACCTGGCTGAGCCGGACATCAGCGCCACCGCCTGCATGGTGGCGTTCATGATCCCCGAGCCCACGGCGGGGGACATCGCGGTTCCGGGTGGGACGGAAGCCAAGGACCTGCACATCACCTTGGCGTACAACGGCGAAGTGGAGGACGATGATGGGTACAACACCATCGTCGAGATCGTTCGCAAGTGTGCCGCCGATTACGGCGAGGCACTCAAGGGCACTATTGGAGGGATTGGTGCGTTCCCGGCAGGCGACCAGGGTACTCCTTGGCTCGCCTTGGTTGACGTCCCTGGACTCTCTGAGTTCCGTTACCACCTCTGCCAGGCACTCCAAGGGTCGGACTACCCCGCCAACACCGAACACGGTTACACGCCGCACGTAACCATCAGCTACGATGACCAGCCGGATCCGCTGCCCGCAACCCCGGTGGCGTTCGATTCGGTTTGGGTGGTCAGGGGTAACGAGCAGAGAACCGAGATCCCGCTGGGGGCGGCTTCACCCCAGGCTGGCGCAGATGAACCTGAGAGTGCTACACTGCCCTCAGCAGCCGCGTATCCGAAGGAGGGGAAGATGGAACTCAGCGCAATGATTGAACGCGCTAGAGCTATCTCCGATCCGGAACAGAAAGCCCGCATCAGGGCTGCAATCCTCGACCTCGCCTTCCCGGTCGCTGCCCGCAAGGAAGCGGCTGCCAAGGGACAAACCATCCCCGGCACGACCAGCTTCCCGATCCGCAACGAGCAGGACCTGCGGAACGCGATTCAGGCGTTCGGTCGAGCGAAGGACCCGGCAGCGGCGAAGAAGCACATCATCAGCCGCGCTCGTTCTCTCGGCCTGCCCCGGCTGATCCCGAAGCAGTGGAAGGTCGACCTCGCCGCGTCGATCTTGAACAACGTCATCGACCTCGCTTTGACCAAGGACGGTCGGACGTCGTTCAAGAACCAAGGCAAGTGGGGTCACGGGTTCGTCCCGCTCGACGAGAAGGCCAAGAACTCGAAGGCGAAGGGTTCCTCGATCGCTCGGAAGCGGATCAACCGTCTGTTTGGGAACGCCACCAAGGGTGTGACGGCCAAAGCCGAAGGTGGGGGCACGGTCCACGCAACGTCGGCGGCTCGGCTTGGTGGCGCTGCTCAGACGAAAGACGCCACCGCATCGCAGCGCGTCCAGGTCGGTGCGAAGAAGGAAGCGTCCAAGGGCGGAGGGGTCACCCAGCGAGCCAAGCAATCCTGGGACCAGATCCCCGACGACCAGAAGACGGTTCGCAACGGCAAGAAGTACGTCGTAGCGATTTTCGGCGGGAAGCAGCAACTCACCGAGTGGGTCGGCCCTGGCGTGAACGAAGACGTGAAGGCCGATCCGGCTCAAGTCCGATACGCGTCGATGACTCCTGGGACCGCTGCGAAGTTCAGTTCCGGCCAGTTGAAGCGTCTGCTGGCGGTCCCAGGACAGCCAGACAACGTCAAGAAGATCCTCAACGCGGCGCTGAAGAAAGCCTACGCCGCTCCGAAGAATCCTGTGGGGGTCTGAAATGACGAACGTACTCCTCACGCCGATCGATCTGTCCACCGCGCGGCGCGTCGGCAAGACGCGATTCCGCAAGCAGATCCTTCCGCTGACCACGATCAACTACAAGGGCCGTCGGATCACGTTCGACAAGCCCTACCTCATGAACTTGGCTCGCTCGTTCAAGCAGCGGGCCTACGATCAGGTCCCGTTCGTACTCGCAAACGAACGGAACGAACACCACATGGACCCAAGGCTGTTCGAAGGTGAGGTCAAGGACCTCATCTTCACCGGCGATGGGCTCGATATGGTGGTCGATCTCACCCGCGAGGGTGCGGCTCTGGTCGGAAAGAACCCCAGACTGGGGGTGTCGGCCCGGATTGTTCAAGGGCTGGCGAAGGCGGACGGCAGGAAGTTCACTGGAGCAATCCAGCACGTTCTGGCGACGATGGACCCCCGTATCACGGGGCTCCGACCGTGGCAGGCTGTTGACCTGTCGGGGGCGGAAAACTTCGAGGTCGTGGACTTGACGGCCGAGACCTACTCAGGAAGGAATCAGGACATGGCCAACAGTGCCATCAAGCTCGGCTCGGTCGACAAGAAGACCCGGACCGCGACCCTGGATCTGTCGAAGCTCTCGGACGACGAGTTCGAGGCGTTGCTGGACCTGGGCACCGATGAGGTCGAGATCGACCCGGAGACCGGCCTGCCGGTCGAGAAGCCCGCAGAGGACGAGGTCGACCCGGACGAGCTCGAAGAGGGGCTCGAAGAGGAAGAGGCCGATCCGGAAGCGGTGGACCCGGCCAACGGTCAGGTTCCCCAGGTCGTCCAGGGTGGTCAGGGTTCCAACCCCCGGAAGCGGAAGACCACCACCACAGTCGAGGAGGAAGCGCTCGACCCGGGCGGTAACCTCGGCGCGGAGGCCGGTGCCGTCGCGAACCTCTCCAACGAGTTCGCCCAGTGGCGTTCGGAGCGCGCGACGTCCGAGTGGAAGACCCGCCGTAAGGAACTGGCTGGCGCGGGTGTCCCGCCGTTCCTGCTGGACCTCGCGGAGCCGGTCGTCTCCTCCCCGGAGGTCATGACCATCGACCTCTCGGAGTCGGGCGGTGGCAAGATCGACCCGAAGGACGTCATCAACAAGATGCTCGACGGGATGACCGGCATGATCGACCTCACGCCCGAAATGGGGCACTCGGTCGAGTCGGGTACGATCGGCAAGGCCGATCCCGACGCGGCGTACCTGTCCGCGTGGACCGAAATGTACGGCGAGTAACGCCGGACTTCGAATCCAACACAGAAGGAAGAGGTAACAGAAATGCCAGGTGTGGTTCCGAAGTTCGTCGCCGGACCGATCACTTGCCGTGTGCTGGAGACCGTCAAGGGTGGCCAGCTGGTCGAGGCCCGGACCTCCGCAGTCACCAACTTCGGCATCGGCAATGTCGGTGTCGCTGCGGCTGCGTCGGTCAAGGTGATGGGTGTCGCCACCAAGGACGCTCGCGTCCCGGCGTCGAACGAGTCCACGGACGCGTTCGGCAACGTCACGGTCGACGTGACCCAGATCACGGAGTTCACGGCGGTCGCCATCGAAGGCGTCTACCCCGTCCTGTACTCCGCCAACGCCGCGTTCGGTGACCCGCTGGTCGCCACGGCCAACGGCACCGTCGCTCCGGCAGGCGTGACGCCGGATGCGCGGACCATCGTCGGACGCTGCTGGGAGCCGGGTGGCGTCGTGTTCGCCACCAACCCTCTCGGCCTCGCCAAGATCAACGGCTGACCGGCCGAGAAGGGAAAGGGTATAAAAGATGGCTCTCCACAAGAGCGTCAGCTTCCAGGATGGCCCGAAGCTCACCGTCTCGGCGATGGTGAAGCAGCCGACGATCATCCCGAAGCGCATCGTCTCCACGCTCGAACAGCAGTTCATCGTGGATGCGTTGCTCCGCAAGCTCCCGCCGACGCAGTCTGGCGTCTACGTCTACGAGGAGAGCACCCCGCTCTTCGCTGACGAGGACGCGCAGATCGTCGAGGAGTTCGGGGAGATCCCGGTCGTGTCCGGCAAGGTCGGTGCGCGGAAGGTCGCGTTCACCGTCAAGCGGGCTCTCGGCCTGAAGGTCTCGCAGGAAATGATCAACCGCAACGCGGTCGATCGGGTCAACACCCAGATGACGCAGATCAAGAACACGATGCTGCGCACCTGGGAGACCGTGTTCCTGCAGGCCGTTTTGAACCACCCCGACATCCCGACCATGGCCTCGACGGCTCCGTGGGACGGCGCGGGTTCCAAGATCCGATTCGACCTGGCCGATGGCCAGCGCCGGATTGGCGACGCGGCTCCGGTCGACTCGCCAGACAACTACTACGGCTTCGAAGCGGACACGCTGGTCATCGGTCGCAAGACGCGGACCGACCTGATCACGTCGGACGACTTCAACGCCGTGTACCGCAACGGCGCGAACCTGGCCGAGAAGTCCCCGGAGTACAAGGGAACGCTTCCCGGCGAGTTCTACGGCCTCACCATCATGGTGTCGCGGGAAATGGACCGGCTCGCGCCGGATCGTGCCCTGCTTCTCCAGCGCAAGGTCCTCGGCGGTATCGGTGACGAGCGGGCTCTGCGTTCCACCCCGCTCTACGAGGAGAAGCGGTCCAACGAGACGTGGCGTTCTGATACGCTTCGTCAGTCGGCGGTCGTCATCGACCAGCCGAAGGCCGCCCTCTGGATCACCAACGTCGAGACCTGAGTTCGGCTCGGCTCAGGGCCAAACTCGAAGGAAGGAGCAGGAACGTGTCTGGTGACAAGGAAGCGCGGGAGGGCGAGGACCTTTACGTCCTCCGCGCCAACTTCATGCGGTACGTTCGAACGATCGGCTACAAGGACAACGGCCAGCCGATCCTCGAACCCAAGCGGTACGAGCAGGGTGACACCATTTCGCTGCCGGAGTCGGAGGCCGAGCGTTACCTCCGGTCCGGGGCGATGGTGCGGGAAGGCGAGTTCGACGCGGAGAAGCAGGCAGAAGAGGACGCGGCTCGCCGCGCTGAATCCGACCGGCTCCTCGCAACTCTCGCCGTCAACCCGACGACAGCTGGCCAGACATCCGGCAAGATCGTCGGCTTGGAGGACGCACCCGAGAAGGGTGGGTCCAGCGAGCCGCACGAGGTCGACGGCATCGTGGTCGAGGACATCGAAGACGTGAAGCAGCCGGAGGACGCAACTCCTCCGGACGAGGTTGCGTCGGGCGAAACTGCCCCGGACATCGACAACCTCGACTACCCTTCGCTGGTTCAGGCCGCGAAGTCGGCTGGTCTCAGCGGGGGCGGTACGAAGGACGAGCTCCGCGAGCGTCTTCACGAGCACTACGGCCAGTAGGACCGATCACTTCCGGGAGTCAACGTGTACAGTTCGCCTAACGACGTGCGTAACGCGTTGGCTCCCGGCGCGTCTGAAGACACCGACACAGCTGCGAGTTTCGACGACGCTCAGCTGAACGACGCGATCAAAGAGGCTGATAGCGTCGTCGACACTTACGTTTACTCGCTTTACAGCATCCCCATGGACCCGGATGCGACGCCACCAAGCTCGGTGGCGGTTTACCCGGTCCGTGCGTGGTCTCGCGACATCGCTGCCTACTTGGCTACGCTGACGTTTCGCAAATCCAAGGACATGCTGCCGGACGATCCGGTACGGCTGCGTTATCTGTACGTCATGGAGATCTTACAGAAGATCGCTGACGGTTCCCTCCGCCCCAACCTTCCGCCCCCTGCGTCGGACGTCAACACCGGTCAAGGTGTGTTCGTCTACAACCTGTATCCAGGTCGGTTGTTCACCGCTGCTGACGTGTTCCTCCCCCCGTCGAAGCATCGCGGCTACCCCGACTGGTACGGCTGGAACTTCCGGTACGGCGACATCGCGTTGTCGCTACTGGGAACGGGCTACAACGAGGTTTTGGTCCTGCACGTCGGTGACCCGATTCCACCGGGAACCCCCGACGACACACTCATCATCTTCATTCCGGAGGGTTCGTAATGGCGGACTTCGTCTTCAACAACGTCAAGGGCAAGGTCCGCTACTACCTGGAACTGCCCGCCACCAATGACGGGCTGTTCCTCGTCCTGCTGAAGGCATCCGGTCTCGAAGCTGACGACACGCTGAACAACTACGACGACCTTGCGGCGCTGTTGGCTGCGGCGAACGATGAAGCCGACTTCACCGGCTACAGCCGCAAGGCGGTTGTCCCGACCGCCGCTACGGTGGACGACACGAACAACCGGGTCGACACGGACGCGCCGGATGTGTCGAGCTACACGAACTCCGGTGGGGCGGCGCAAGCAACGGGCAAGGCCCTGTTGACGTACGACCCGGACACCACGACCGGCACGGACTCGACGCAGGTCCCGATTCTTGCGTGGGACTGCGCGCTCACGTTCGACATCGGTGTCGCCACCACCCTCCCGTTCAACGCGTCCGGGATTTTCCGGGCTGCGTGATTCATGGCCGTTGCTCTGGTGTCGACGTCCACTTCAGGGGCGACCGACACACAATCTAGCACCAAGAACTGCCCGGTGCCAACCGGAGCAGCGGCAACGCATGTCGCAGTACTGATCATCGAGATCTGGCTGGATACTGCAACCGATCCAGTCATCACGTGGCCGTCCGGTTTCACCCAGCGGGCTTACGTCGAGTCTACGACCGATGGGTTTCAGCGGTTGTACGTCGCTACTAAGCCTCTGACTGGGGCGGACACCGGGAACTATACGATGTCGTGGTCGGGTTCGTACTGGAACCAAGCACAGTGTGCGTTGTGGTCTGGCGTCGACACCACCAACCCACTCGATGTGGCGATCGTTACTGCAACGACCATCGCTAACACTACCATGCCGTCTCTGAGCCTAACCACGGCGCACGCCGGTTGTGGTATGATGCATGTCGTTGCGAATGAGAACTCGTCTACGGGTACAGCGCCAACAGGTTACACCGAGCAGCAAGAGGCGAACTACCTGCGACACAACACCAAGATCGCGGGGTCCGCTGGGGTGGAGACTCCGGCAGCTGGTTCAATCTCAGTATCTACCGTGAAGCTCGGAGCGTTGATTGCTTTAAGGCCCGCCGGCGGCGGTGGCGCAAGCCTTACATTGGGACTCGTGACGGAAACTGACTCAGCGTTTGCGATCAGTAAGGCAAAGGTCGGAGCGTTGGGTCTGGTAGCGGAAGCTGACTCCGCGTTTTCCCTCACGCGGACGAAATCGGCTGTCTTGGGCCTGCCGATTGAGTCCAGCCTAGCGTTCCCGCTGACCCCCTCCAAAGCGGGAGCGCTAGGGCTGCCCACGAGTGCGGAGCAGCCGCTCCCACTGTCAGGAGCTAAGTCTCGTACGTTGGGGCTAGCCGCAGAGACAGACGTCGCTCTCGGGCTGGGATCCGGGAAAGTCCTCACATTCGGCTTGGTCGTGGAGGCGGACACGGCGCTGAGTTTGGGTCGGACCAAGAATGGCGGTCTTGGTCTGGTAGTTGAAGCTGACTCAGCTTTGCCGTTGTCTAGGGCCAAGTCGTTCGTGCTGGGTCTACCAGCCGAGAGCGACGTCGTATTTCCGCTGAATCTCACGGGTGGGGTGGCGTTCGTCCTTGGTTTGATCACGGAGACGGATAGCGCTTTCCCGCTGGCGAACGCCACCAAATCCCGAGGCTTCACCTTGGTGACAGAGACAGACCTGGCCCTGGCGCTTGAACGCGGCAAGGCTCTCGTCCTGGGACAAGTAGCAGAAACCGACGTGACGTTCGCGCTGTCGTTAGCCAAATCAATGGCACTTGGGTTGCCGACGGAGGTAGATGTGGCGTTCGCCCTGGATTTGGCGGGTGAGCCGGTAATGAAGCTGGTTCACCGTGGCCATGTCTATGAGGTAGAGCTCGACGACATGAAGGTTTATCGATACGGTCAGGTTGTCCCGGTTGAAGACTGGGAGGTGACCTGATGGCCAGCACATTTGCGGCGCAGATCGACAAGCTCGACAGGATCGTCGGGCACGGCACTCTTGAGATCAAGTGTGTCGTGGACCAGGTCTATGCGAAATATCAACATGAGTCGCTTGATTTGCGTCACCCGCGCGGCGGTGGTGGCAAGTTCCTTACCCGGACGTTGTTCGCTGAGTACCGTGGCATTTACCGGGGTTTGGCGCGGGACGCTCTCCGGCCGCGCGGGTTGGTGTCAGCCGCGATCGTCGGGTCAGAGAAGCTGTCTAAGGGTGTCTACAAGAACGCTCCGCATGAGTTTAACGATCTGCGGAACTCGGGGCACCCGACCGTGAAGGACGCAGGGCGGTTCGTGTACAACCGTCCTCCTGTCGTGAAGCGGCTGAGCAAATCCCAACTGAAGGCCAAAGATCGAGCGAGGGGGAAAGCCTGATGCCGCTTAAGTTTGCGACCCTCAAAAGCTTGATCAGCGACCGGCTGTCGGATTCCTGGGACGACGCGGGTGTTTGGTACGAACCGGGACCCCTACTGCCGGATCAGCCGGTCAACCACGTCGTGAACCTCACCGTGGATGGTGGCATTGGCTTGCTGATGGACGGCGTCCTGGACAACGTCTCATACCAGGTCAAGGTGACCAGCCGACAGAACCTTTACCAGTCGGGCGAAGACCTGGCTTTTGCTATTGACTCGTCCCTGCTGTCGATATCGTCTGGACGATACTTCGGCACCATGTTTTCGTCGATCTACCGGGTGGGCGGTCCCCCCGCACACTTTGATTTCGATGATGCTGAACGCACACAGTTTGTGTGCAGTTACTTCTTTGATGTAGAATCAGGGCTACCACCGATCTAGCTGGAGGAACCATGGCAAATGAAACGCCACCCGCTGAGGTCGATCCGGCTGTGTCGGACCGCCCTCCGCTGGAAGAGCACAAGTCGACTGGTAAGTCGGCCGTCCGCGCGAAGCGTGGTTACGAGGTCGTCCCCAGCGACAAGAGTCTGCCGGTCATCCCGGACGACTCCGACGTCAACATGTCCGCAGCCCAGGCCGACGCGCTGATGAATGAAGCAGGCGCGTACCTGGTCCGGACCGACTCGAAGGAGTAAGACACCATGGCTGGTGTTCTGTACGATCCCGACAACGTTGTCACCGGGAACGCCATCTTGATGCTCACTCCGTGGGTATTGGGCGATGTGGCTCCTCCTCCGGACGACGACACCCCGCTGTGGACCCCGGCTGACACGGCGTGGGCCGACTGGGTGTCGGCGGGTGCGACCAACGAGGGCTTCAAGGTCAACGTGGACGTGTCCACGACCCAGATCACGATCGAGGAGCAGTCCACCCCGGTCGACGAGCGCCAGGAGTCCAAGACGATCGGCCTTGAAGCCGAGCTCGCGGAAGACACCCTGGAGACCGTCAAGTACGCGTGGGGTGGATCGTCCATCACGGTCGTTCCGGCGTCCTCCGGCGTGATGGGAAGCAAGAAGATGGTGCTTTCCGACGACGTCTCCTACTGGACGTACTGCCTGGAAATGAAGAACAAGTACGGTCTCCCGCGTCGGCTGTACGTTCCCAAGGCGTCCATGATCGGCTCCGGCGAGACCTCGTTCCGGCGTGCGTCGGACAAGCGGATGTACCCGATTCGGCTGTCCACGCTCTGCCGTCCGTCCGACATCCAGGTCATCGAGCTCACCGCCCCGGCTCTCCCGTAACTCCAACTCACCCGGCACAGTGAGGACATAACATGCCAGGCTTCAACTCAGGCGTCGCCGTCGAGGCGATGACCTATGATTTCACTGCACACGGAGGCTCGTCAGGAACCATCCCTGAACCCAGCCAGGGTCAGGTTGAGACCTTCTTCGAGCGCATCGAAAGCGTCGGCAAGCTGATTCGCGGACTGGAAAAGGACGCGAAGAAGATCGATGACGACGATGACGAAGCGATCGACGAGTTCCTCGACAACCTCCCTCGCGACAAGATCAAGGAGGTCCAGGACGAAATGTCGGTCTGGATCTCCGAACTTTGTTCCGGCAACCCGAGCACCGAAGCCGTCCGGGCACTCCCTTACCGGGTGTTCGGCGCGTTCACGGCGTGGCTCTCCGGTGAAGTCGGCCCAAAAGACACAAGCGGTACGAAGCCCTAGCTGGTTCTCCGGCTGACAGGGCACAGGTTTACCTAGCACGGCGGTATTTCCAAATGGACCGCGAAACGTGGTTCGCCCAACCGTGGTACGAAGCACAAGTGCTGCTGGACGGGTTGAGAGACGAAGGAATCTTGGGAGACGGAACAGGCGACAACGGCCACCCGCCAATGACGCCACCAACTCCTAGGAAGGAATCCATCGATGTCGCTAACGCGGATCTCGGGGAGCTTAGTTTCCTCCAGACTCGCCGTGCCGGGTGAGAGAAGGGCGGTCCAGGGGTGGCTAACTTCGACGCAGGTGCAGTAGAGGCCAAGCTGACCCTGGACCGTACCTCCTTTACCAAAGACCTGAAAGAAGCGAAGGCCCAGGCCAAAGAGTTCGAGAAGAACAAGATCAAGATCGGTGTCGACCTGGGCTCGATAACAGCTGAACTTGAGAAGCTGAAAGCACAGGTCGAGAAGGCTGGCGGGAACGTCAACGTCGGTGCCAAGGTGTCCGGCGAAGAGGCAATCAAGCGTCTCAAGGCTCAGCTAGCCACGATCGGCAACGAGAGCGTACGGATCAACGTCGATGCTGATGCTACCGGGGAGATCACCAAGCTCCGGGCTCAGCTGAAGGCGATCCCCGACGAGAAGGTAACCGTCGAGGTCGACACAGACTCCGGGGTTTCTGCGTTGCGTCGGTTGGCTGGTGAGAAGAACAGCATCCGGGGCGTGACGCTGGCGGTAGGCGCGTTGATTGCGATCCTACCGGCGATTGTGCCGTTGGCAACGGCAGCGGCTGCGGCTCTCGGTGGGTTGGTAGCGATCGCCGGTACGCTCGGAGTCGGCATCGGAGCCTTCGCCCTGGTGGCGATTCCGGCGTGGCAAGCGTATACCAAGGCAGTTAAGAACGCCAAGGGTGACCTGTCCAAGCTGAACCCGCAGATGCGCGCTCTCCGTGAGACTCAGCTGAAGTTCAACGCTGCGGTTCAGGGGTTCGGGGCGAACCGCGTCTATGCAGTGTTCCAGAGCGCGATTGAACTCGCAACAGCGGTTCTGAAACGGATCAAGCCGATCGTGGACGCAGTTTCTATTGCGTTCTCCGGATTGTTGCACCAGATGAAAGCGTTCGTCGAATCTCCGGCGTTCACTGGCATGGTGAGCTTTATCTCGAAGAACTTTGGGCCGACGTTCAAGTTGCTTACGGACATCGTCGGCAATCTGATCATGACACTGGGTGGGATCACGAAGGCGTTCCTCCCGTTCGGCCAAGACATGTTAAGTGGCTTGAAGGACATTACTGCCGGTTGGGCGGCATGGGCCGCGAGTCTGGGTTCGTCAAAGAAGTTCAAGGACTTCATGGCGTACGTTAAGGAGAACGGCCCGAAGATCGGCGAAGTGTTCATGTCGATCGGCCGCGCGCTAGGTAACATCGGCGCGGCGCTAGCGCCACTGGGTGGTGGCGTTCTGGACGCAGTCTCCGGGTTCTTCAACGCCATTGGGAAGATGAACACATCAGTCCTGGGTGCGCTCATCGTGGGTATCGGCGCTCTCACGGTCGGCATCATAGCGGCGACAGCAGCTATGGCGGCATTTGATGCAGTAGCCGCGCTGAACCCGTTCGTTCTGATTGCGTTGGCGATCATTGCCCTGGTAGCGGCGTTCATCTACCTGTGGAAAACGAACGAAGGCTTCCGTAACTTCTTCATTAGCACATGGAACGCCATCTGGGGATTCATGAAGGCGGTCGGCGCGTGGTTTGCTGGCCCGTTCGCTGGGTTCTTCGTGTCCGGGTTTAACGCGGTGAAGGGTGCGGTTCAGGCTGTCTGGGGTTTCATGGTAGCCGCATGGAACGCCATTAAGGGTGCGGTCTCTACTGCGGTTCACGCGATCTCCGCTGTCGTCATGGCCATATTTAATGGCATCAAGGGCTTTGTGATGGGCTGGGTCAACACCGTCAAGGCGATCTGGCGCGCGTTCTGGGGTGTGTTTGGTGGCGTTGTTACTGCGTACATCAACTTGATCAAGGCGATCTTCCAGCTCGGTTTCGCTGTCATGCGCTTGATCGTCAACACCGTCATGAACTCTATCAAGCAAACGATAATCACGGTCTGGAACGCCATCAAGTCCCAAGTCTCGGCAGCAGTGAACACGGTTAAATCCGTTATTACAACTGTCTGGAACGCCATCAAGTCGGTGACCTCGTCGGTCTGGAATGCCATCAAGTCGGTAGTGTCCTCCGCCGTGAATGCGCTGCGCGGTCCGGTTTCGTCCGCCGTGAACGCGGTCAAGTCGGTGCTGAGCAATGCCTGGAACGCCGTCAAATCCGTGACGTCGTCGGTGTGGAACGCGCTTAGTGGCGTGGTCGGCAACGCTCTTAGCTCGGTGCTGGGTAAGGTCGAGAGCATCGTGGGTAGCATTAAGGGTGTGTTCTCCGGCGCGGCTAGCTGGCTTTACAGCGCTGGCGTCGATATCATCCAGGGTCTGCTGAGCGGTATCGAGTCGATGATCGGTTCGGTTACTGCCAAGCTTAAGCACCTTACCAGCTTGATTCCGAAGTCCAAGGGTCCGGAGGATGTGGACAAGAAGCTGCTTCGCCCGAACGCGCGCTGGATCATGGGTGGCTTCATCGACGAGATCTCGAAGCAAATCCCCAACGTCGAAGACGTCCTGAAGGGCCTCACTGGCACCATGGGGGACGCAAAGATCCAGCCGATGTCGGCCCGGTTGGCTCCGATCGCCGCTGGTGTCGCGTCATCGCCAGGCGTCACGAAAGCGGAGTTCATGGAGGTCATGGCCGACCTCATCGCGGAGATCCGCACCAACACCCAACCGCTCATCGGCAACTACAACGATGCCCATAAGGATCCGCGTGAGATTGCCGAGGAGTGGTGGTTCGTCACGAAGGGACGCTGATGAGTCTTATCTTTGCGCCGCAGGGTTCCGTCGCTCCCGATGCGCTCATTGCCGACGACACCAACATTCAGTGGGACGGCCTGCTGATGGGTGTCGGCACGTTCTTCGGCTACAAGGAGTTGACCGGCTGGGACGACCTCCCGGCTCTCGACACGTCAGACGCGCCACGCCCCAACTACAACGGCGACTTTGCTGGTCGCGCGCTCAGCCAGGGCCGAATTATCACATTCGACATGCAGATCTGGGGGACGTTCGACACGGACGGGTCGTTCGCCGAGCTCCGCAGGGAGTTCCTTCGCAGGACGCAGATTCAGCAAGAAGAGATCCCGCTGGTCATCCGGCAGCACGGCGAGACCATGATGGTTTACGCGCGGATCATTGCGCGGACGTGGCCGATCAAACGTCCGTACTTCAAGGGCTACCCGGAGGCGTCGATCCAGTGGAAGGCGACCGACCCGAACAAGTACTCTGTTAACGAGCAAGTGATCACGCTCCAACCCCCGGTGTCCATTGGTGGCGTTGATTACACCACGGGCGGTGGCGTTGATTACGCCACCGGGGGTGGCGTTGATTACGGTACGACAGTAACCGGGGCGAGTGCGGTTATTAATGATGGACTCTCTGCTACGCCGCTTCGGTTCGAGTTCGTAGGTCCGCTGAGCTCTCCGCCGTTCGTCCACGCGCCGGGGAACTGGGATCTGGGAGTCGATATGGACCTGGCTGCCGGAGAGGTGCTCGCCGTTGACGCGCGGTTGGGCACGGTGACGCTCGGGGGAGTCGACCGGTACTACGCTATCAATCAGCAGTCTGACCTTCCGGAGGACTGTGTAGCGGAGCCGGGAAGCACTGCGGTACAATTCACCCCAGGAAGCCCTGGGGATACGGGTTACGTCCGGATCTTCTGGCGCGACGCTCAAATGTAGGAGGAGAACGTGGCTATTTGGCCGTTGCATATGAAGTCTGGGCAGGACACGGCCCAGCGTTTCCGTCTCGGGAACACAGCGTTGTGGACTCCCGCGAGGGACGCGCCACTCAAGGTCGTGACCGGCCTGATCAATGACGGTGGTGGCGTTGTCACCACGGTCGGCGGGACGATGCAGGTTTCTGTCACTCCGTTCCGTGGGATGGTCCAAGGTACGGTGTCTGGGACGCAGGGCGGTTACCCGGTCGTTTCTGACGCTGCTTTGACAACGACGCTCCCCAACGGTGGTGGCGCGAACGTGTTGTACACGATCGCCGCTCTCGTGGAAGATTCGGCGTTCGATGCGTCTGGACAGCAGCGGGTCACGTTGATCAACTATCCGACGGCAGGTGGACCGCCGACTAGCTCCGGCGTCATTCCGCTTCGACAGATCAACCTTCGGGCCGGTCTGACGGCGGGTGGTGGCGGGTTGCTTCCTGGCGACCTTGGTGCGGACTTCCGTGTCTTCACCGTTGCGGTCGGCGGGATCTTGCCGCGTCTGTCGAGCTCCCGCCCGTCAAGCCCTGGTGAAGGTGCGTTCATCTGGGAGACGGACACGAAGCTGCTCCGGGTCTGGGACGGCTCGGTGTGGAAGGCGATCCGGCTCGACAACCTGATTACAGTTGACGTGTTCACCAGCAGCGGAACCTGGACCAAGCCTGCCGACTGCAAGACTGTGCGGCGTAGGCTTTGGGGTGCTGGTGGCGCTGGTGGACCGGCTCTCGGGGCTGGCTCTGGCTTGGCTGAGGGAGGCGGTGGGGCGGGTGGCGCTTACTGCGACTTTACGGTAGACGCTAATGGGCTTGGTGCAAGCATTGCGGTTACTATAGGCTCTGGCGGTGCCGCTGGCGTCACCAACCCTGGTCCAACGGGTGGAACGACCACGATCGGTGGGCTTAGCGCTCCGGGCGGAACCGGCGGATCCGGCATGACATCGAGCACCGCAAGCCAGCTGGTCAACGGCGGGACCGGGGGGCTCGGCGTTAGCGGCACTTTCAACGTTCGTGGTGGGGACGGGGGTCGCGGTAGGAGCATCCTTGGTGTACCGGTGTTCGCCAACTTTGGTGGCAACGGCGCGATGGGTGGTGGCGTTCGAGTTCCGACAGTCAGTTCGGTTGGCGCTGGTGCGGC